CTCTACTACGTCTGCTAGGTCAGTCGATACGAGTAAAAAATCCTAGTCCCTTCAGAATACAGCAAAAGGGGGGTTTTGCAACCCCCCTCTCTTACAACACCCTATCAGGGCGATCCGGGTGAACCGAAGACGCCAAGCGGGTCCGACCATCCAAAGCTGTAACGCTCACGGGCCTTGTAACGGACGTTACCGGTGTCGAAATCCCCGTCCATAGAGGTCGCCAGAGGCGTACGGACAAAGTGCTTCAGACCATTGGGAACATCAGTCGTCAGGAACCAAGCATCGGTATCCGTCAGATAGTGGTTAACTGCATAACCACCGGGGATGGAACCGTTGCTCTTCAGAGCGTTGATGTCGTTATCGGCAGTTCCGACCCGGAGTTCAGTCTCCAGAATACGGGTTGCCACGAACATCAGCGAAGGCGGAACAATCAGCTTCTTGGGCTTGGCTGCGATCAGCAGGCCACGCTCATCCGTCCATGCAGCGATCTGAATAACAGCGGCCTCAAGGGAGGTCTCTGACAGATCAGCCGGAGTAGACGGTTCGTTGCTGTTGGTACCACCAGACACCAGCGGGTGAGCAGTGGAGAACAACTCAACTCCGTCGCCACCGGGGTAGCTGCTGGAGAAGCCGTTGTTCAAAACTGCAGCGGCTTTAACCTGCTTGGTGTAAGCCATGCCACGAGCCAGAGCCTTGGTATAACGAGCCGAAAGGCTGTCATACAGGTTGTCTTCGATTGCTTCTTCAGTAAGGGAAAACCCTAATGCAATCGTTTCGTGGTTATAGCGGGCAGTCCATGCCTCTTGACCGTTGTCATAAGCGATGGCAGAACCTTCGTTTTTGACAGGGGCGGCTGAGAAGCCAGACAGTTTGGTTTCCTCTTCAAAGGAACGCTCAGAGGTTTCAGTTTCGAAAATCTCTTTGTGCTCTTCTCCGTAGGTAGCGTACTCCAGACCAAACAATGCATTAAGGCCCGGGAGCAACTCTTTCAGTAGTTGTGCGCGTGAAATAGCCATTTGTTATGCTCCTTAAGCGATACCAAGCGGGTTGTTGTAAGCATGACCGCCAGAAGGTACACCATCTCCATCAACGGAGGGAGCGTTAAACTTCACGATCACTTCGGGAAATATAACGTTACCGCCAGATACGTAAGAAGTATCAGGAATAACATCTATAATCCGAACTGGTTTAGTTCTAGTAGTTCCGGTTGTTGCATTAATAGCAATAGCAGAATTACCAGTAGTTGTAGAACCAGTATTTTGAACCAGATCAGCGTTTGATCCGATTGCGCTGTACTGAATTCCTGTTACAACGGTTGTACCAGAAACTACAACAACCTTAAACAGTTGATCGGGATCATCAGCAATAATAGCGTTAATGAACGTACCAGTCGGGGGAGTGATACCACCCGGATAATACTGTTGGAAACGCAGTTGTTTGCTTGTAGGATCCGTATAAGTGCAGCCTAGGAAAACACCCGCAAAACCCGTAGACGGGCCAGTGGAGGTTTCGTCAGCCAACACAATCGTTCCATCAGTGGTCAGTTTTACCGTGTCCCCGTAGAAGATTGCCGTGGCATAAGCACTAGCAATACGACGATAACGGGTAGCACCGGCAAATACCTGACCGCCAATCAGATTGATTGGCAACAAACCATACGGTTTGTCAATGGTAGGATAAGCCATTTAAAACTCCTTAAAAGTTATTTGCCTTTACCAAACGACGTTGTAGACCGCTTCTCATTGAAAAGGGGCATACGAGCATCGCTCTCTCTCATAAAGTTACTGTCCACAGCCGCCATGTTGTCTCGGGTCGTTTTGGAGTAGTACTCCTTACGTTGTTCCATAAACTCAGACGGTATTTTGCAGAGCAGCAATCCTGCAATTTCAATGTTGTCCTTAAACCGACTATTGGCATCGGTAAGAAACTTAAACTTGGGTTGTTCTTCAATGCGTACAGGTTCCCAACCTTCTCTTAGTTTGGCAGAGACGTTTTTGGCGTCCTGTTGGCCCATTGAAGCAACACGAATCCAACGGTAAGAATATCCCGGCTGTTTATCCGGCTCCGGCAATGCAGAAGCAGGTTGCCATGCTTTGGGACGTTCTACTTCAGAGCGAGTTTCAAGTTCGCGCGCAAGTCTGTTTTCAGCCATTTTGATTCTCCAGTCTCATTTTTTCCTTTGCATATTGCTCAGGGGTTAAGTTAAATCTTTTTGCAAGTGCTAACTCACTTTGTTTCAGCACAACTTTTTTGGGGGATGTGCTTCGAGACGCCGGAGCGACTACTGTGGCTGGTTTTTCAGTGCGCGCAACGGGCTTGCCGCCCCCGTTGGTCGTTTCTACCCCGAACTCTTCGGGGAATTTTTCACGCATCGTTTTGTCGATGCGCTGATAATACTCATCGGTTGTTGCATAAGATGGACCGTGTGTGGTGGTCAACTCCTCATGCAGCCCGAGAGCCATCGCGGTCATGACGCGATTTGGACCAAACCAAGGATTTCGCTCTTGCCACGAAACAGCCTTGGGGTCTGGTTTTTCAACCAGAGTCCGTTGATCTGGCACGTTATTTACAGGAGTTTCTGGCTCTTGTAAAGGGGGTCTGTAACTTTTAATTTGCTGAAGTCGGTAGTTTGCCTCTCCCAATTTGGACTGAGCCTCTACGATTCGGTCAGAATCTCCAGACTCATAGGCTTCCTTATAAGCCCGTTTGGCAATCTCCATCTCCATTTCAACAGCACTTTTGGCCGTATCTATGAAGGACTTTTCGCCTTCAGTAAGGCGAGACTTCAGCCGTTTATTCTCTTCAAATAGACGTTGCGCTAGGGTAAGAGCCTCTTGCTGTTCTCGCATCGCAGCATCTTTTGCTCGTCGCTCATCGTGCCAGACCTTCTTCATCTGTTTGAGTCGGGTCTTAACTTTGTCGGAGTATTCCTCCAACTCGTCAGCATCTAACTCTTCCACCATGTGTTTGGGCATCGGTTCACGCCCACGATCCTCTTCAGGGGTGTCGTCCTGAATTTCTATGTCAATATCGGGTTTACCCTTAGTTTCTACTTCTTTTTGTTGCGTTGCAACATCATCTTTTTCAACGGGTGTTACGTCCCGTTCCTCTCCTTCAATTTCAAACTCAAAATCATCTTTTTTCTGAGCTTCTGCCATGACTTACTCCTATTTGCGAGAAATTCCACGGGGGTCTTCTACCACTCCCTCGACGGAATCATCGTTGATGATGCGAAATTCACGACCATGAATCTTTAGTCGCGTACCTGCGTGGGGGCGCACGAGAATAAAATCCCCTTCTTTACACCAAGGACCGCTTGGAAAGCGATTTGGATCTTTGTAGCAATCCGGTCCCATCCTTACGACAAACAACACCGTGGTCAGAAGTTCTTCATGTTGAAGAGTTAAATCTGACTTCAAAAGCCCAGAATCGTAAGTTTCTTCGATCTCTGGAACTGTGCAGAGAATCCGATACCCAGACGGATCCGGTAACTGTTTGGCTTTGCGCTCCGGTGTATCAGGTAGCGTACTAACTGCACCTTCTTCTGTAGCGATGGCGATCTCACTCATCGTCTTTTTCCATCCTTTTCTTGAGGTCTGAAACTATGGCCTCTGCGCGCAGCAGACCTCGGATCTGCCCACAAAGGTTTTGATACCCTGCATAGTCAACGGCTTTGCCGCGACTAAGTTCTTCTTGAATAGCGTTTATTTCTTCACTGATTTTGGTCAGTAAAAAATCAACTGCGTCCACTATTGACTACCTCCTTGAGGTGGTTTTTTGGAAATACGCATTAGTTCTTTACCCATGTCAACTCTCATCTTGCTCTCATCCGTTACGGACTTAGACATGAGAGATGCTTGAGCTTGCCGTTCTTGTGCCGCAATCCTCTCGCGCTCAATGTCTTGTTGCTGCATCTTGAGTTGTGCATCGGTCTGATCTTTGACAACTTTGCGTTCCAGATCTTTACCCTTAATAGCAAGTTCTTGCATTTGCATCTGGATGATCGGATCTTGCGCCTGAGCCTGTGCTTGCTGCTGGGCCATAGCCGCACGGTTTTGCTGAACCAACTGAACTGCAGCCTTGGCAACTAACCTAGATAGTGCTGCCTCCATATCTTCAGATAGCGGCTCGTCCTCGTCCTTATTGTCCATAAGCGGTATCGGCGCACCTACCTGTTGCTCGATCATGTTCCGATACTGATAGCCATAGTGCTCCATGATGTGAGCTTGCAGTGCTGCCATTACTTGTTGGCCTACCGGATTTTGCCCAATGATCTGCATCGTCATCGGATCTTGCATAAACGCTTGGTGAGTAGCGATATGCGCTTGATGATCTTGATAAGAAAAAGCCTTAAGCGGCTTGCCTTTGAACACATCCATGTTTTCGGATACAGGATCTCTGGGCTTCTGATCATCCTGAGTCGGCACCAGCTTTTGAACGTTCTTAATCCCTAAGACCTCAAGCATCTGACGGTGCAAATAGGGCATGTCATATAGCTGCGGAGCGGTTTGCGCTAACTGCAATACAGCCTGATACTGAACCACCTTTTGCGACATAGTTGCCGCATTGGGGTCCGATACCGGTATGACTTCCACTTGATCATAGTCAGAACGCTTAGCCCGAGGACTTCCATCTTCCGGCTGATAGTCGTAAGACTCAGGCGTGTAATCACGAATAATGATCTTTAGAAGCCTAAACTCCTGCTTCATCGCGTAGTGGATGCGGGCCTGAACAGCACTCATTACCTTGAGTGTTCTCTCCAGTATTGCCAGCGTCGTCCCGACAGGGGACTGAGCACTCATGTCGGATACCTTCAGATCCGCTGCACTAGCGAACCTACGACCTTCTTCAACGATGGTGCCCAGTAAGGAGTACAACACCTGCGACGGCTCCTTATATGGGAGCGTCATGATGTTGTCTTTAATAGTGCCAGAGGCTACGTCTACGTCCCTAAACTCTGCTGGAGAGATCGGCGTGTCGTCGCCCTTAACCCGTAAGCCCTTGGTCTTAAAGCCGCCCGGTAAGTTGGACAGAGTACCAGCATCAACAAGTTGACGGATAAGAGAGGTACCAGACTTAGCAAAAGCACCAATGAGATGAATAAGCCCAAAACAATAAAAGCCAAAACCCGGAATGTATCCATAGTGAACAAAGTGATTGCGTTTTTGTCTGGTTGAATCTTCGGGATTCCAATTGCGACGGATGGCTAAAACTGTATGTGTTTGTTTTTCGATAGTAACAACGTAAGGCAACGCAATACCCGTTGGCTCGCCATCCTCGTCCTTGTCTTCGTACCCCGGAAGGTCCAAGTCCACATGCATCTCAAGGATCTTGTACCGCTCATCGGTTGAGGCACGGAAGCCCATCTTCTCAGCAATCTTCTTCTCAACCTCATCAAACGTATCCTGTGGATCAGGCAACTCAACGTCACAATAAAAACCAGCTACCTGAAGTTTCTTTAACTCATTAGGCGTCTTTCTCATCACGTGCGTAACACGCGACGAGGACTGCAGATCGGATGCCCCATACGGCACCACAATGTCTTCAGCAGGAACAAACAGAGATACCTGTCGTGCAAGACTTGGGTCGTAGTACACCTTCTTAAACGCATTACCCGACAGCCCCAGCCCCCACAGCATGCGCTCGTGCTCAGGTCTGTACTCGGTCATGACATCTGTTAGTTGATAGTTCATGTCATCTTGAACACGAACTGCTGCATCACGCTTTTCTGGAGTCTCCTTACCGATGATCTGTGTTCGCACCGGTCCCTTGGCAGGGAAGGTCTCCATCATGGTCTCGGCTTGGAACTTAACTAGGGCCTCACTTAATAGCGGGTGATATACACCACAAGCACCGGGCCAAGGCTCCGTGCGGTCCTCAACCTTCATGCCCAGCAGTTCTAACCCATCAACGTAGGTCTGTATCCAGTCCTTGCGACTACTAATGTCATCTTCAAACTCACCAATCAGATCGCCACACAACTCGGTGAGTGCGCCCTCATCCATCTCTTCGGCAAGGTTGGCATTAAAATCATCGCCTTCTTTGTCCGGCTCAATCTCTATCTCAAGCCCACCCATATTAATTTTTACTGACTCCGGGTCTTCGATCTCAATCTCGATGCTTGGCTCAGCCATCATCAGATCTTCATCCGCAAGTCCTAACGGGGCTTGGTTTAATGCCTTGTCAATTGCCATAATTTATCCTTAGTAGTACCCCTGAACACGCCGCCGGAAATATATCGGCTCGTCTTCTTCATCAAGTAATGTACGTATAAACCCACCCTTGCGAAAACGCATTAACGCAAGGCTCACCGAGTCTACATAGTCATCATGCTCCCCCGACGGGAAGGATGCAACCTCTTCAATAACTTCCTCAGCCCAGTGGGTGCTGGGTGCCCAGACCCGTTTAGAGGCAAAAAGATCAGCCACAGCATTTAGTCGTGCAATCTTGTCGTTGCCCTTGCTTGGCGTGAACTCCTGCACCGGTATGCCCATAGCCCGCATCTCGTATATCAGCGGTGCCCCGGAAGCCTTCTTTTCTATAATCACCGAGTCCGGCTGAAACTCTTCCCACATCTCCAGTGCCTTTTTCTTTAGCGCCGGAAACTCCAAACGGTCCCGAAAAGCGTTCAGTAGGACAATATTTGCCTGCGGTATGCCTGTCTCATCGTCTTTGTAAAAGATTCCCCAGTGGGTAAGCGCCGAATAGTCAGCACGATTGGTCTTCTCAAAGGCCGTATCCCACGCCATAAGCGTGAAATCACAGTACGGAGCCTCCTCGTCCTCCCAAATCTGCCACCATTCCCTTTTTACAATCGCTGAAGACTCAGAAGTGGGGTTCTGCTGATACTGGGCCATCCACTTGGCGTGGGGCAACTCTTTTTGCAGGGCCTCTAGCTCTACTCTGGGCCAAAACTGAGGCCATAAGGGCTTTCCAGACGGTAAAAGAGCCGGAAACTCAATGACTTCCCAGTCCTCTCCACTTCTTTGGCCTGCCGCCTTGATTACTTGCCCAGTTAAGTCCTTTTTAGACCACCGGGTCATCACAATTATGATCGCTCCCCCCGGCTGGAGTCGCTGTCTTGGCCCGGAGGTGTACCACTCGTAGGTTTTGTCGTAGATTTCTGGGTTAGTTTCTGCTTGGGCGGCTTCTTGTTCGCTGTGGGGGTCGTCGATGATGAGTATGTCTGCGCCTTTACCCGTAACAGCGCCTCCAACACCGATAGCAAAGTACTCTCCCCCCTTATTAGTCGCCCACCGGCCAGCAGCCTTAGAGTCTGACTGTAGCGCCACTGCAGGAAAAATCTCTCTATACGTGTCCTGATCGACAAGGTTCCTCACTTTCCGGCCAAAACCCACCGCCAACTCAGCCGTATGGGAGGTTTGAATGACCTTTTTGTTGGGAAATCGCCCTAAAAACCAAGCTGGAAGCAGATATGAGGCAAATTCTGACTTAGTGTGCCGGGGTGGCATGTTGATAATTAGCCGTTTTATCCTACCGTCAGCCACTTTCTCAAAGGCTTCGGCCATCTTGCTATGGTGCGCCCCATGAATAAAGCCCGGCCAGACCTTCTGAACAAAAGCCATGAAGGACTTCTGTGCCTGTTCCGCACTCTTGCGCTCCTCTAGCTCCTCCACCAACTCATAAATCTTGGCTTTTACACTGGGAGGGAGTTGTTTTAGCGCGTCAGGATTCTGTCTGATCCGCTCCAGAAGGTTCGCTTGCACCTTCTTCCTCCTTATTTAGCCCCAGCAGTTCATCTAACTCGCTGTCATCTGGCATGACCGGATCTTTTACCTCAACATCTTGTACGTCGTCTTTTACCGCTGTCTCTACAGGCCCCATGTAGCGTTCCAATAAAGAGCCAAGTTCCTTCTCTATCTCTTCAATCGGCTTTTGCTTGACCGTAACCTCAACCTGATCCGTAAAGAGTTGAACCCCCTTACGCTTGCCTAGCAGTTCCAAGGCACGCAGCCTAATTTTGGCGTCTTCGTTCTCGGTCTCTTCAAGCAACTTGTTCGTTACAAGATTCTGGATCTTGCGGTTGGCCTCAAGGAACTCGTGGTCGTAGTGATCCAACAGGGCTTCCAGTTTGAGGATGGTGCCCGGGGGTGTTCTTGCAGGGACAAACTTCTCGGTGGCAATAATGCTGTGAGCTTTTACAGAATCCTCTTCGCTCACTTCAACATCTGCGCCGGAATTAATCAGGTCCAAAATAGTCGCGCAAGCCGCTTTGGCTCGCTCGCGGAAACCCTCAGCTTCCTCTGGCGTTACGTCAAAGGGCAGTGGTATTCCAACTTCAGGTGTAACGACTATTGGCATGTAATGGGCTTTTTGTGGCTCCAAGTTGTGCGGAAGGTAATCGCATATGCCTAAAAAGTCAAGAAAAAAATATATACCCCCCGGGGGGTG